ACAATGGAACGTGTTTATGTGATCCGATCCCTAATAGAATGTCATTTGTTAATCGGAAATATATGGACCTCTGTGTATTGTATATTGCACATTGTCAAAGGAAGATTACAAACCTTCCGTTGCATATTGTCCGGTCTATTACTTGACCTTTCATGGACCCGTCATTGTTGTTTGAATAAAGGAAGAAAAATGAATATCACACTGAGAAAAGCAAATGCTGTGCAGAACAGCATCAACGATACTGTGAAAGGTATCAAGGTAGATTTCACCGTGGAACTCAACGAGTTTCAAGACGTAGAAGCTGCCATCACCAAGGCCAACTCTGAATTGGTCGCCAACGATGGTCGCAGACAAAAGCTGACCATGGCTCTGTACAACATCCGTGCATTGGTTGGCACAGCCAATGCAGCCAGTGGTATCAACACAGCCCTGGCCAAGGCAGCGTTCATTGACAAACGCATCGGTCAGCTAGAAGAACTAGCCAAGGCCACAGAGATTACTTCTTTGGAAGTGATCAAAGGCAAGTTGGAAAAGATCAAGAACGACAAAGGCGAAACAAGCCGTCGTAGCATCTACGGTTATAGCGACACTGTAAGTACCAGTGTGCTTGGTCGAGAACAAATTGCACAGGCCAAAGCAGAAGTGCTTAACCTGAAAAAGCAAAAACAACAGCTCAACGACGAAGTGCTTGAGTTGAACATCAAGACAGAGATTCCTCTGAGTGATGATGTAGTGGCTTCACTGCAAGCAGAAGGCTTGCTGTAACAGACCCCGGGCGCCCTTGCCCGTTATACAAAGGGGGTGGGGCAGTCACCATAAAGAGTGCTTGGTGTGTAGTGCATTGACCATCTGTGCTCTGTGAAGGAGTGGCGGAGACGCATTAGGTGAGGTTTAACACCTTCCCATAAGAATAAATGTTATGGACAGAGTAACCGCTCAGTCTAGGGCTCATGTGGTGTGAGTAGCTAGACACTTTATTAAAATATACTTTCGTCTACGTTGCCCAAACCCGGGGGAGCCTCGCAAAGGAAATGTGCATAGCACACGGTACAACAAGCATAAGACACTTGTTGGAAGTATATTTTAATAAAGTTACTTTAATAAAACACATTTTGCCTAAACATAGTTTAGGTTGTAAGGACTGCACACCGCCGTAGTGAAAAGTGCGAAGTGTGTTTTATTAAATTTATCGCGGGATGGAGAAGGTGGTATCTCGGAAGTCTCATAAGCTTCAGATCGTCGGTTCGACTCCGACTCCCGCAACCAGTTTTTACAAAGGCAAAAAATGAAACTAACTGACAGCCGTGGTCCTCAAATAGATACACAAAAATGTGTCGAACAAGCAGGAGGCAACAGATTTGATCTCGTGCTCATAGCCACAGTAAGGGCTAGAGAATTGTCTCGTAGACACAAGGCAGCAGGGCATACTACTCAAGTAAATGCTCCAGTGAGTGCCTTACTAGAGATCCAAGAAGGCAAGATAGGTCGAGAATATCTTAAAAGAGTAGAATAAATTCGGAGTGTGGCGCAGTCTGGTAGCGCACCTGGTTTGGGACCAGGGGGTCCAAGGTTCGAATCCTTGTACTCCGACCAAGGCTAGCTGATAAGTAAAGACAATGCGGGATTAGTTTAATGGTAAAACAGCAGATTTCCAATCTTCGGTCAAGAGTTCGATTCTCTTATCCCGCTCCAAGGATACCATGCAGGTAGTAGATCAAACACAGCTTGTTCGAAAATTCAATTTTAGCAGTGTAATCACTGCTGAAGATGATGCTGTGGCCTGTAACATTATCAAGGGCATTATTGCCGATGGCAATTACTTTACAAACAGCCCCAAGTTTCAAACCAAAGAAAATATTTTTTCCAGACCGGAACCTGTATGGTTGAAATATAGAATGAGCTTTATGTTCAGCCTATTCATGTATCTAGGTCGTGAAGTCAAGGTATCAGAGATGATGGCTTGGAGTTTTATGACCAATCTCCAGGGTGCCGAAAATCGAGAAAAACTATGGCACAATCATTGGCATCCAAAAAACCCAAATAATAAAATGTTCAGCGGCGTATACTATCTGCACATCCCCAGTGATGTCAAAGATCGAGACTACTGCGGCACAGAGATAGCACCCAATGGTGCAGAACAAGACGGAAAATATTTTGTTAAACCTGACACAGGCCACTGGATCATTTATCCCAGTGAAACATGGCACCGTCCAGGCATCGTACAAAGCAACCAATATCGTTTCATATTGGCCGCAGATATAGAATGCTCCTATAGTTAAATGGCATAACGCATNCTTGGTAAGGATGTATTTCAAGTTCGATTCTTGGTTGGAGCACCACTTGACAATGTTNAAATAAGACTGTATAATTAAGTAATACGCAAGGAGCTCTTATGGATATTCAAGTTCTGGCAAGNAAAAGCGCCAGCAAAATGTTGGTTGAAACCTGTCTACAAGTGTTTCGAAATGAATTGAAACTACAGAATAGTCGGTACTCACTGATAGTTGTCCCCCAAAGAGGAATGAGTGTCAAAGAAGGAGTGCGTGGCAGTGTGTTCAAACTAGAACCTACTGTTATAGGCATGAGCATAGATACAGCTCTTGACGTAGAAAGATTGATCATTGCTCTGGCACACGAAATGGTGCATGTTAAGCAGTATGCTCGAGGACAGATCACACATGGAAAGAATCTCAACAGCAGATTTTGGAGGGGTAAAAAATTCAAGGGACACTATTATGATCTCCCTTGGGAAGTAGAAGCCTTTAGCAAAGAACGATTGTTAGCCAACAAGGTTTTTCAAATCATAGACAAGGCAGACACTCAATTAAAATCAAAGAAAAATGGCAAAAAGTGATCTAATCGAATTAACTGGTGCAGTTGAAGAAGTGCTACCTGGCAACATGTTCAGGGTCAAGGTAGATAATCTGCCCAACATACTTGTATGCTACACCAGCGGTAAATTGAAACAGCACAAGATAAAAATTATCTTGGGCGATAGAGTTAAAATTGAAGTCAGCCCATATGATCTTACCAAAGGTCGTGTGACCTACAGATTGTAAGGAAAATATCATGCCATGGATTCAAAACGTAGCACTCAGTGACATTCCAAAAGGACATCATGTAGCAGTGGGTGAAAACGCTATGTTAATTCAAATTGTGGATCCTGACGTGCAGTTTCCAACTCCGCGCCATGCATTCAAAGAAGTTCATCAGTTTAAATTTTTAGACATCGAAGCCAACGACTTTACTATCGATGAAGCATTTCGTTGCAGTGACGAACAGGCTGCAGAACTTGTAAGACTACTGCAACATGCATTTGAACATCGTATGGATGTTGTGGTGCATTGCCATGCAGGCATTTGTCGCAGCGGGGCAGTTTGCGAAATTGGTGTTATGCTGGGCTTCGACGATACTGAGGTGTTCCGCAGTCCTAACCTATTAGTTAAACACAAGATGATGCGAGTCCTAGGTTGGTTATACGACGAACAAGAACCTCATAGCATCAACGGAGTTACTTTGCCTTCCGGTATAGTTATTCCGGCCAAGACCATAGACTGGACCAACGACAACGAAAAAGTCTTTGCCCTTGCCGCAGAACGCAGGGCACGTAGAATCAAAGAAGGTGATGTATGATACATTTAAATATATTTGAATTAAACAAAATTAAAAACATCTGTGAAAGTGTTGGTACAGAATACTTTACACTAGAACAAGATAACAGTTCTGGTATTGGCAGTGTTCTTACAATGTCTTATGAAACAGAAATCGCAGATTACCCTGCTAGAGTATCCATCGAAGTGTCGGGTGTGGAGAATTGGTAATTGTGGCGTTTCTACAACACCCCGTTGATTTTGGTTGACGGGGTTTCTTTTTGACGCTATAATAATGGTATGAAAAAAGAAAATTATAAAGTAATCGGCAAGAATTTGTTTCCGTTGTTCTCTTGTAGCACACTAAACGAAGCAATGGCATTTGCCAAAACCGTTGGTATGTTTGTGACAATCAAAGGGCCAGACTTCGAAGCCTGCGGTATATTTGGAGTAGATACAGTCAAGGATGGGCTATGCCCAGATGGTGTAGCATACGATTGGAACAAAGCATCTCGCATCGGGCGAGTAAAAAAAGAAAGGAGTTAGATATGCCTAGTGTATTTTTAGTCAGCGACACGCATTTTGGACACACGGGTGTATGTCGCTTCACACGTAACGATGGCGTTACAAAACTTCGCCCATGGGACTCTGCTGAGGAAATGGATGAAGCCATGGTCAAAGCGTGGAACGAACGTGTAAAACCCACTGACAAGGTCTACCATTTAGGCGACGTTGTTATTAACCGCAAAGCATTGGGAATCATGCGCAGGTTAAACGGTGACAAGGTGTTGATCCGTGGTAATCACGACATCTTCCGTGATGATGATTACCGGCAGCATTTTAGAGAATTGCGGGCATATCACGTTATGAACGGTATGATATTGAGCCATATTCCTTTGCACCCAGAATCATTGGGTCGTTTTGGAACTAATATACACGGGCACTTACATGCTAATCGTGTTATGTTGCCTGGGTTTGGTGGTAAGATCACTGACATTGTAGATACCCGTTATCACTGTGTTTGCGTGGAACAAACTCCTGATTTTGCTCCTATTTTGTTTGAAGACGTTATAGCACGTATCGAAGCAGAAGGCGGCAGCATAGGGTTCAAGTCCGGGAACGGGCCTACAGCAGATTAGGACATAGTCCTATTTTAGCGCCAGCCCTACGGCGCTTGCAAAAAGGGCAAAATAGCACCTTCGGGTGCTATTTTTTTGACTCTATGTTCTTATATCAGCGGCATAAATACTTGTGATAGGAATAATTCCAGGAGTAGAAAAATATGCCATTACAGATTCGCAGGGGCACAGACGCTGAAAGAACAGCAATGACACAGCCCTTGGCCGCGGGCGAGCTAATATTTGTTACAAATACCAATAGATTATACATAGGTAATGGCACTACCAATGGCGGTGTTCCGGTCACAGACTACACCGATGAGCAAGCAAGAGATGCCACGGCACCCATGCTGGTTAATGGCACACATAGTGCAATATCGTTTGTCTATGACGATGCCTTAGATAAAGTCAATGCCACGGTAGATTTATCAGATTACCAGGGAGTGATCAAAGCAGCAGCATTCAACGGTTCTGTGGTTGCCAACGACAGTAGTCTTTTGATAGACGGAAACACAGGAAAATTCAATTTGTCAGGTAGTGTTGGCACTGATGTTATACCGGATACAGACGTCGCCTACGATCTAGGCAGTGCTACATATCGATTTAGAGATCTATATCTCAGTGGATCTAGTATTAAACTAGGCGCTGCAACTATCACAGCTGTTGGTGATGCTGTGAATCTTCCATTAGGGTCTACCATGGGTGGCGTGCCTTTGGCAGGTGGTGCAGGATCTGATTACAACGGAAATATCATAGGCGATGACAGCACAATCATTGTCAATGCAGCTACTAAAGTAGTTACCGCTAGTGGTGGTTTTATAGGCAATGTTACTGGTAATGCCACCTCAGTCACCAACGGTGTTTATATCACAGACACCGGCACTGTTACCAACACCATGTTGGCAGGCAGTATTGTAGACACAAAATTATCTACAATTAGCACAGCTGGTAAAGTTTCTAACTCTGCAACCACAGCTACCAATTCCAACACTGCAAGTACAATTGTCTCACGCGACGGCAGTGGAAACTTCCTAGCAAGTATTATAACCTCTAATCTCATAGGAACTGTTACTGGCAATGTGGTAGGTGATGTGGTAGGTGATGTCAGCGGAGATATAAGAGGTTCTGTATTTGGACAAGATTCTACAATGCTTGTAGATGGTACTAATTCAAAACTTACCGGTACCCTAGTTAGTGATTTAATTCAGATACCGGACAGCAGTGTCGGAATTGCGTTTGTATCTAACACCAGTGCTAGTTTTGCTGCAAGTTTTCATAACGGTAACTATGATACAAAAACAGCCATTGGTACAGGAGTCTCCATGGGAGCTATCTCTATCAAAGGGTGGAATGGAACAACTTATGCATTCGGTGGTGCGATAGTTGCGTCATGGGAAGTCGGTGCTGTCATCTCAGATGATGCCCCACTATCTACTGTTACCATAGCGGCGGGGGCAGGCGGATCAAATAATAAATTTGCATCGCTTGACAGCCGAGGTATATGGTTAGCCCCTGTAGTTAAAACAACAGTGTATTCTGTAGCAACTACAGCATTGCCTAACGCAGCAACAATAGGGGCAGGTGCTAGAGCATTTGTATCAGACGCTACCTCTACAACCTTTGCAGCAGCTTATGCGGGATCTGGTGCTAATAACGTTCCGGTGTACTCAGACGGCACAGTCTGGCGTATTGGCTAATCAAAACATTTTATAATTCTTAATGATCATATCATGATCGTTAACGAGTGTGTGTTCTCCGGGTAAATATCTTGATGACTAACAATCAACTTTTTATAGATTTAGAAAAACACATAGATCTGACAGAATGGGATAATCTAAAACCAGAAATTTGCAGA